TTCTTGCCAGTGCGAGCTGCCAAGTCGTCAAATTCTTTGCCTAACTCTTTGGTATTTCTAATAACAAGATCTTGTGCTTGACGTCCTTTATAACCCTGTGCCACTGCTACTTTTGTCTGCTGTGCAGTAAACATGGCCAGTTCTTCATTGGTCATGCCCAAATTACCTACACTGGCTGTGGCATGTCTGACTTCACCTGCCAAGGCTGCAAAGTTTTTAGCACCTTCAGTTGCTCCGCTGCCTAATGTAGCAAAACTGCCGCCGCTTTCATCTAAAGCTTTGGTAAATGTATTCATATCTACACCAGCTGTTTTTGCTGATATGGCAAAGTCCATAACGCCGCCAGCAACACCGCGTTTAAGACCTTCCCCTACATCTTTTGAATAGTCAAATAAATTTTGAACTAGGCCAATGCCCATGCCGGCAATAGCGCCGCTTACTGTATTGGCTGATATGAATAAATTTTTAAATCCGCCATGTAAAGAGTAACTAGCTGATTTTAAATCTTTAAGTGCATCTTCAAATTTGACAGTTTCTTTATTGACCTTCGTTTGATTGTCTATAGAATCTGATACTTGGTCATTGTACTCTTTGGTATTCTTTAGTTGCTCTTTATCTAATTTTTCTTGTTTGGCTGCTTCGCTGTTATTTTTAGTAATTCTAGCTGCCATGTCAGCTGTTAATTTGATCAGACGCTCCATTTGACGCTGTGTAGTAGCGCCGTCCAAGCTGAGGTTTATAGGAGTACCATCTGCTAAATTACCGGTGATTTTTACTGAGTCTGCCATTAAATATATACATAAATACAATATAGCTATTGTATACAATATTTATACGGAGAAAAACATGCAAAATACAGTTGAGCAAATTAACCCACTAAAAGCCTATTTTAGAAAACCAGGCTTGTGGGTCAAACTGCCAAGTCAAGGAAAATTTTACAATCAGAAACCAACGGATTTGAACGACATGGGTGAGATACCCATCTATCCTTTAACTGCCAAAGATGAATTAATATTAAAAAATGCTGATGCACTGCTTAACGGACATGCCATCACACAGGTGATCAAAAGTTGTGCCCCTAGTATTATGGATCCGGAAAACATGCCAGCAGTGGATTTGGACAGTATTCTTGTTGCTATCAAACGCTGTACCTATGGAGAGCATATGAATGTCACTACAAAATGTGATTGCGAAAATGCCAAAGAAACTAATATTAGAATTGATTTAAATGCACTGATTTCTGACATCAAAGTCATTGACGAAATTGCACCTATTGAATTGGAAAACGGAATCAAAGTTTTTATTAAACCAGTAACTGTTAAAAATATCCTAAGTCTAAACTGGGTTCAATATGAACAGGTAAGATCTTTGCAACTAGCAGAACAGCAAAATTTAGATGAAAAATCCAAAATGGCTGTATTACAAAAAAGTTATACTGCATTGACCAATGAAAGTGTAAAAGTAGTATCAGGCTGTATTGATACTGTGTTATTGCCAGACGGTACTGCGGTTAGTGATGCTTCACTAATCGAAGAATGGGTAGTTGATTTAAGTAAACCGGACTACAGTAATTTGGAACGTTCTATCATGGATACCAATACCAAAGGTATCACTAAAGAATTCACTGTACATTGTGCTGAATGCAATAACAATTATACCAGTACATTAGATTTGAATCCCACAACTTTTTTCGCATGAGGCTTTTGGCTCTAAAGTCGGGCCCTGACATTTTGAAGTTTCTAACAAGTTTAGAAAAAGATTCAAAAGCCTTAATAGAAGACATTGCTACCTTGGCCATATACTCGAATCAGAGTTATGACAACTTATGGAATTTAACATTAGATGAACGAGTAATATTCACTAAGATTATCAAGGATAAAATAAGTCTAGAAAAAGGCATAAAACCCAAGAACGAACTTACTCAAGAAATGATTTAACATTATAGTTGTTCGGAGAACAACCAAGATTTACATTTTACTTACAGTAAAACACAAATCTTAACATTCTTTTCTTTACTATTCTCATCATTAGCAATGATACTTATATGACAGATACTTGTCAAGGTTTTGCAGTCGTACTTCGCCCTGTTAAGGACGAAAAGTAAAAATTGGAAAATCCTGTCGGAGGCCCATTATCGTAATCTATTACTACAACTATTTCTAGCAAAGGCGGTTACGCTGTACCTTTTTACGTAGCTCTTCTATATAACGCAGAATCAAGTAGCCAATAGATACACATCTTGATTCTTGTAGGTTGCAATGACTCAGCAGTGCCTACTCTTTTTTGGTCATACTATACATTTGCCAACACGTTTCATACCCAGTGTTGCGTCCTGTTAAGGATAGTGGCAATCATGTCTCTGCTACTGCTCAGAAGTTCCTTCCCTGCGACCCGAGGTCCAGTTATTGGGCACCTTGTTCAATTTGCCAGTGCGGGCATTATCAGTAGTGTCTTGGTGGCTGTTGCCGAAATTAAATTTTGTTGATTATGTGTGAGCCGTGAACTTTAACAGCTATGATGCCATTATAATAGTTTGTAGATTCTAGTACTTTACGTTCGAATTGTTCTCGTGCCTCGGTGTATGAGCATAGTGCCTTACTGTTGCAGTAATGAAGTATTTGTCTTTTAAAATTTTCTGTGCCTAGTGTTTCAACGTCTTTGAGTAGTTCCAAGTTTGAGCCATAGTATAGTTGCCAGTCAGAATCGATTTTGCTTCGAATCTTCTTTTTCTTTTTAGTGCCGTTTTTTAACTTTACAGTCTTGTAGGTAGTTTTAGCAAATTTTGCCAGCTTCTTGCCTACATACATACGACCCGAAACTGTGTTGGTGATAAGATAAACAAATCCAACACAGTCTTCAGGCAGTGATTCAACAACGGTATCTTGATAATACCAAGTCATTGATTATTTTGTAGACAAAGCAGTTTTGGCTTCTGTAATTTCTTTACGACGAATTTTAACCAATTTAGCAACTTCTTGTAGTGCCTTGCGAGCACGAGCAGCCGCTGCCTTTACGCCTTTAGTTGTAAACTTTTCGTTTTCTGCAACGTATAGTTCGAATTGTTTAACAAGTTCTTCTTGTGTGTTTATTGTTGTTTCTTCTGTCATTTTTTATGCCTCTATCATTTCAATATCAGTATTGAACGTGGTAAATCCGTTTTCTTTGACTACCTGTAGAATGTTATTTACACGCCCTACCAGTTCATCTCGGTGGCTGATCAAGAAGATATTCTTCCGATTTTCTCTAGCCATCTTTTTTAACAAGCCTAAAGCGTTTTCTACACCATTGGCATCCATTCCGCTGTCGATCATTTCGTCAATAAACAACAAGTTGATGGGTCTATTTAAGCTTTCGTACACGTCTCTAAAAGCCCAACTTAATCCTAAGATCAATCTATTTCGTTCACCACGACTTAAATTGTCAAAGTCAAACTCTTGACCCATTTGGGTAATATCCACTTCCAAATCACTGCGGAATTTTACTTCGTGCGGTAGTGTCAGCTTTTCTAAATAATGAGCCAGTCTATGATTCAAGTAGCTCAAGTTTTGTTCAATGATACGTTTTCGAATAAAACTGTCTTTGCTGGTCAACAGCTTTAACAAAAATTCTTGGTGCTCATTAAGTTTAGTCAAACTGTTGATAGTTTCAAAATTAATTTCTTCCAACGCACTGGTACGTAAATGTTCAATCTGTTCAACATAGGGATCTAAATCCAATGCTCTGCGTTCAAATTGATCCTGTGCAGTTTCCAATGTGCTCTTGTGATTAACAGCGTCGTCAATATTGGGATATCTAACTGCGGGTGCAGTGCCCAACCGGCCCAAAGTTTTAACAGCATCATTGACTAGAGCCAAAGCAGTTTCTTCTTTGACAAGATCAGTACTGATGCTGTCAACTGCTGATGCAAGTTCTGCCATCATTTCTTCTTGCTTGTTGTCGTGAATGTCCTGCCCGCAAGCGTGACATTGATGCGCTTGAGCCTTGCCAAGAGCACTGGTCAATTCCGCTAAATTAGTTTTTAATCTTTTGACAGCACTGGTATGAGTAGCAATATCTTTGTTATGACGTTTGAGTTCTTTTTCATTGGCTTGCCATAGACTTAACAGTTTGTGATTTTCTAATTCTTGTGAAATGTCAATGTTTTGTAATTCGTTGATAGCAGCCGCAAGCTTTTCTAAGTCGTCAGTTTGTTTAGTTTGCCACAAGCGGCTACGACGTTCCAAATCTTCAATGCTGTTTTTAATTTTGTTGTTGGCATCGCCTATAGCTTTGATTCTGTATTCTTCTTCCTTGATCATGTCTTTGGTATTTTTGATCAAGTCTTTGAGTAGTACTGCCTTTTCACTCAGCTGTGTAATGCCCAACAACTGTTCAATGATGTCACGTTGGTCATTGGTTTTTAAACTTAAAAACGGTTCAGTATAAGTATTGAGTGCCACAATGTGTTTGAACATGTTGTGACTCATGCCCAGCAACCGTTCAATTTCAGCTTGGGTTTCTTTGTTTTCACCCTGTTGCTCTTCAGATTCGGAATTGTCCATTTCTTTATCGTCAACAACAAATCGTAATACATTGGGTTTGCGTCCACGTTCAATTCTATAACTGTGTCCTTCACTTTCAAACTCGCAAGTTACCAACATGTTTTTTGTGTTGGTTTTGTTGATCAAATTGTCTTTGCGAATGTTGGTAAGTGCGTTGCCATATAGGGCATAACTCAGTGCGTTGACAATGGTAGTTTTACCTGTGCCGTTGCGACTGCCATCACCACCCAAATCAAGATTATTACCCAAAACCAGTGTGAGTCCATTTTGATCCAATACAACTGCTTGGGTCACATTGCCCACACTGAGAAAATTCTTAATAGTTAGATTTTTAATTTTAATCATCTGTTATTATATATGAAGTCCGTTGTAAATGTCAATCAGTACTTGTCGGTCGACTACATCGCTGTCAATTGCTGATAACTGTGTAACAACAATTTGATCTACTGATTCAAAGTGTACATCACCGCTCCAGTCCTGTACATGCTCTTCTCGCTTGGCAGGTATCAAACTGATTTCACGCAGGTTATATGTTTCTTGCCAAGTTTCTTTTAAGAAGTTTGCTTCTTCAAAACTAATGTCAGCATCACAGGTAACACGCAGGAATGAATTGGCATTCATATACTTGTCAGGATTTTCGATTAGTCGTGTCAAGTCGATAGTTTTAAAACTTGGAGCATCAGGCCAACGAACATATTCAGGTTTACCGCCAAAGTCTAAAATCATCATGCCGCGATCATCGTCCCACGCATCAGCATAGTTGTGAGGAAAAGCATTGCCAATGTATTGTACATTGCCTTTCTTTTGACGCAGGTGGAAATGTCCACTGAAGACCATTTCTTGATTGGGAAAGTGTTCGCTGTTGAGTCCGCCGTGATCTGGCATTTCTACCATGGCATTCATTTTAAAGCTGGGCAGTTCAAAATGACCAAAAGCATACTGACTGTCC